GGAACTATCCCTTCTTCGGGTTCAGGTACTGTAAAAGTCTGAGAGGATAAAACCTTATCACTATCATCTCTTCCGATTGTAAAACCGAAAAGTTTGATTGCCATAATTTATTTTTCTTTAAAGGTTATCAGTCGTCTTTAATTCCGTTTGTCTTCGACGGAATTTCAAAATATGAATAAGCAAAAGTAACTGAAAACTCTTCAACTGCCTCTGCCTGATCATAACCCAAGTCAATAGCACTTACTGTAGTAGGGAATGCGTAATGGAACTTATATGTCCTTATCGGATCCCCTGCCTTCGACAACTGTTGAACAGTAATGTCGGAAGTACTAAATCCATTGTCCGAGGGTGCGGCGATGCCTACGATGTTACCGAAAGGTTTCTTAAACGATTGAATCTCATGCATCCATTTTTCCATATTGTGTCGGACTTTGAAATCCTCATCATTATAGAAAGAAAGTGTAAGGTTCTCAAAAGTCCTTTGACCAGGTAACTTTACCTGACGACCCAAGAAACTTACTGGGATTTCACCAATCGTTGACCCAGGTAACTGTGCATTCTTACATAAGAATGAGATAGTGTCATCAATCTTGACTGATCCACCTACTCCCTGTGGTTCTGTAATATCAACCACATATAAAGAAGGTCGAGCACCAGCAAACCCGAACTTATTAATAAAATCGGTAATGTCCTTACCTTTAAGTGTATTTTCTGCCATCTATTTCCTTATACTGCTCCGATTGCTTCGTCGAAAGATACGCCAGAGCGAACTGCAACAAAAGAAAGTCGAATGAAGTTAATTGATTTAGTCGGTTTGATGAAAATATCGGCAACGAATTTATTACTATCGATTATGTCAGGTGTGTTGTTTGTATCATCACAAACTACTGCAAAATCGGTTACACCCTGACCTGCCTGGATTCCCTGTAAGAAACCTTCGACAGCAGAAGTAAACTGACTTCTTGTGAAATCGGTATTGAACTGGAACAAGATACTTCTTGCTGACTCGCCAATAACCTTCTCGATATAGATAAACAGTCGACGCACGTTGATTCTGTCGAACGCACTTGGTTTTGGGGACAAGGTTTTATCACCAAACATTATGATTCCCTGACCTGGGAATGAAACGACGGAGTTGTACCCTATCCTATATAGTTCGTCTCTTTGTGCCTGGACAGGATTGAACGCCAACTTGATTGGACTGTTCAAAAGACCTCTCTGGAGTCCAGCAGGTGAGAACCAAGTATCAGCATTAGTATCAGTTCTTGCGCAGATACCTGCGATGTCTCCATTCAATGGCACCCAGCGATACGTGTCATTGTACTTGTCGTACTGATAACCATATCCTGTATCTAAAATCGCATATGTTGAAGACTTAATGCTAGTTCTAAATGTTTTCAGATTTCGTACCTCAGATCCTGGGACCAATACTACATCAGAAAATTCTGGTGAGATAAGAGCAACAGCATCTTTTCTCTGTTCAGCGATGTTGATGATGTAGTTAGCAAGTGTTGCTCCATCTCCTTCAGGTGCTTGACCTTGCATCAACAGACTTACTTCGATGGTATTCGGATCATTAAATAAATCCCAACCAAGTTGTAAGTCACCGACACTTACGTTGTCGCCATCTGCTCCACCATTCATCTCATAGTAAGATGTACCTTTGACGAGATCAAAGACATTATCTTCTGCCTTGTCTCCCCAGTTGGTAGGACCAGTCTGATGTTTTACAAATCTGATATATTTTGAAGTATCATTGATTCGATTCTTGTAATAAATCGAAGCACCCTCAGGTGACTTTGCGTTCTTGGCGACAGACAGACTGTCGAATGACTCAAGAACTTCATCTTCAACAGTAGTCCAACGACCACGATAATCGTATACGACTACGTGTGCTTCGTCATTGACAGAGTTGGCAGTTACAGCAAACTCACTTGTAGTTGGAGGTCGGTCGAAGTTTAGTGCAAATCTCCATCGTGCATCCATTGAAGTTCCACCAGGAACAGCACTTGGTGAGATGGGACCATTGAGTGTGATACTCGTATCATTGGTTACGGCGATTACCTCAGCAGTATTTGTGCCAATGATGATTGTATCACCGACAAAAATCTCGTTGGTAAAGTTTGAGGAATCACCTGAGACTGTGTTTGAATTAGCAGTCATTGAGACAGTACCTGTTACGGTCTTCTCGAAATTTGTTCTTGTCTTTCTGACTCCAAGTACACCACTCTGATCAGCAGGTGCATACTTGAGTACAGCATTTGTCGCATCAGTTACTGAAGCGATGACATAGTCAACAGCACTCAACGTAATAACGTCGCCTGCTTCAAGTTCAGTATCAAATGCGGTATCGGTACCTGTCATTGCAGTTCCTGTGACATTGATAATACCTGTCAGATCTGCACCCATCTTGTCTGCAGGACAGATGGAAATACCAATACTGTTACCCAGTTCTCCTGGGAATCTGGCAATCCAGAAACGATTAGCAGTTGCATCAGCACCACCACCTTGATCTGGGTCCATTGAGACGTAATCTACGTCGTTCTTCACGAGTTTACCGACACCATCAGTTGTGGCATTTTTGGCGTTATCGTCGTCTGTGACACGACAAACTCGTAGATTATTACTATACGACAGAAAGTTTGCCGCAGTATAGTAATGCACAAAGTTGTTATCGTTAGGTTTGCTAAATGTATCGCGAAGATTTACCTCGGATGTAATTAAAACTCTCTCGTCAACTGGTCCCCATGTAAACTGTCCTACACATGCCCCGATCGAGGTAGATACGACAGGAGTTCCAGTCGTGAGATCTATCTCACGAACATTAACACCTGGTGAAATTGGAAATGACATCTTACTCCTAGTTGTATAACGTCAGCAGAAGTTAGCAAATATATTTAGGGTTTCAGGGTTCTAGAGCCAATCAGTCCCTCGGTTGTCCATCCAATCATCACTTCCCTCTCTTGCAACATATTCTGTTTCCTGAGGGATATCCATTAATCCATTGTCGATGTAACCAAAGGGAGTTAGACTTTCCCATGTCTCATCTTCTACGTCGTTAAGTAAGTTTTCTCTAAGATTTACGTCAGTCAACTCAGCAAAATATCTCTGAGCAACTAACCATGCAAATGAAACACAACACATTGCTAGGTCATCGTGTGTACCAGGAGTTGCCTCCCATGATTGACCTTTCTGTGCGAAACTGTAAAACTCAGTAATAACATTTACATCATTCAATACTATTTTACCTTGCTCTATCAGATTTTTTATTGTCATACACCCGATGTTTTTTACTGGCTTAGTCATCTTAAGACCCATCATTGCTGATCTTTTGAAACCACTTGATATCTGAATGCCGTTTCTGCCTGCATTCCAAGTCATGAGAAGATTCTCATAACCTAAGTCGTGTCTCAATATGTCACCAACTTGGGCACCACTGCCGTCTATTTCTACTAGAGTGTATGCATTATTGTACTGTTTCACAAGACTATGTATTACGTTTGGAAATACCAATGGCGTAATAGTATTGTCACGGTAAACTGCTACTACTTGATATGGGATCTGTGTTATATCGTATATTAAAAATGCTGAGTAGTCCTTACCTTTTCCCAAGGCAACATCTACAGTACAAGCATACATTTTGTTAGTGCTTGGTTCAGCATATATCGTAAGTCCTGATTTGCTCAACAAAGGTTTGTTCCATCTCAATGCCTGTAAGGTATTTGGGTCAACCAATGTTTGATCAGAACCAATAAACTCGGTCTCGAACTCTTGGCGAAACTGCTCTATTGACGTGTTTCGTATCGTATTCTCTTTCCATTCTTCATCTCTACCTGGAACCTCAGACCAATGAACCTGAATAGGTACAAACTGAGACCTGCCGTCAACTGCCTCTTTCCACATGCGATAGTAGTGGTTCATCCCATAGGGAGTTGAGACGATCATAAGTTTTGTATTTTTACCTGAGGATATGGTAGGGAAAACAGAACGGAAAAAATCCTCTGCTAAGTTGTTCTCCACGAATGCAAACTCATCGAGAAATACCAGATTAAAAGAACTACCTCGAATGGCAGAGGAACTAGTAGCAGAAGAAATAATTTTTGAGCCATTCTCCAGTTCGAACGAACCTTTGTTCCATACTCCAACACCTTGTTGAAGCCAAAAGGGAAGATTTTCATAAGCGAGTTGCATTCTTGATAGAAGTTCACGAGAAGTTGCTGCTTTGTTCGCCAGCATCGCAACAGAAACACTCTCGTTAAAAAGCAAATACCATAGTAGGTATGCGATTACGGTCACCGACTTCCCTGACTGGCGACCAACTTTACAAATGGTAAAACGATTCTCGTGGAATGTCTTAACCATGTTCTTTTGGAAGTCGTACAACTCAAAGGGAACTAACCCTCTTTCGAGGTGCACGATTTTTACATATTGTTCAATAAAATACATCGGATCGTTTGCACACTTGGCAAACTCTTTTATCTGATCCTGGGTAAACTCCTGATCTTGGTGCTGTGCCTTGATCAGTGGGTTATTCACGTACGATTTCACCATCTTCCTTTATTTGTCCTTTCTTCACCATTGAGAGTAGATCCTTTGTAGATCCTACTAATACATTCTGTTGGACGTTTGTCGTATTGTTCACAGTTTTTGCCTCATCATTTTTGATTTTCTCCTTTTGCTGGTGGAGGTTCATCAGTTTAGTTTGAGCATCTGTGTACTGTGAAAACATAGAACCGAAAACTTCAAATGCTCTTTGATGACCAGATGCTTTAGCTAACTCTAGCATTTCCTGCATGGCTTCATTCTGCATTTCCATAGCAGTATACATGTTGTCTCTGGTGTATTCAAAGTCAGTTTGTAGTTCGAGATTACCTTTTGGTGCCTCAACAGGAACAACCTCTTTGGGTTCTGTCTTGGCAGGTGTTAAATCGAACATGTCTTTCAGTTCATCTTCTTGGCTCATAACATATCTTTTGGGTCTACGTAGTGCGATTGTCTGGGATTGTATAAAGTACCTTGTCTCAGTTCCATTTCACACTCCATGTTTGCCTTCGTCCAATATTGTACCATATCGACTCGGGTTTTATTGTCGGGTCCTTTTTGCCCTTTTGCACCAAGTGAGTAAATCTCCTTGATGTTGCCCATTTCGAAGTCTATCCTGGTACGATCTGCTACGCAGTCACAAACCTGTCCTGCTTGCTCAGGATGCAACTTTCTTACTTGTGCATGCCCTTGCATACAGGACTGCCACATGATTCGAATATCAGCAGTGGGGTAGGTGCCAGTAAAAGTTCCGATCTGGACTTGTTTTATTTTTTCGACTTCAACGATTTTTGTGCAACCAGCCAAAAATATGGCCAAAACTATTAAAAAGAATTTCATTTCTATCCTTCATAGGGTTCCAGTTGCGGTTCGCAAGTCACAGGATTGAAATGCATTGCTGTGTCGAAAAAGTTTTGCTCTGTTGTTATCGTGTACGGGTCAAACTGTGTTGCTGAGGTAGGAGAAGGTTTTATTTCAAGATTAGAGTTATATCCTAGACCTTGTGCTTCTGCTCCACCAGCACCAGATAGATGTAAGTCCACATGTTTTACAATACCAGTAGGATTCGATTCAACATCTGGAAAGAAATAACCTTTCATAGTAAACTGTAAAGTCCAAATAATCGTACGAGTGCCGTCAGGACTATTCTCATACGTATCTTCATTTGAGACTGCATCTAAGATTACGGGTACATCGAGACTCAGATCCATATACTCCACCAACTTTAGACTGGCAGTAAAATCAGGATGAAAGTAGGGGACGATCTGCTCTATGATCTGTTGCCCGTCTTCCTGCATTTTGCACCAGACGTGTAGTTCGAAGGAGAAGTCATATGGAATACTATTTCCCATAGAACGCACGGTTCCGTTAACATTGCTAACGAACTTGTGTAGAGGGTTTATTTTTCTTGATACGTCATATGTCATAGATGTCATCATGAAACCCATGCGTGGTAACATCTGACTGGCTTGTCGGGCGAGTTCAGGATCTGATACAAGTCTTTGCCTGTAATAGTCCTTGCTGGCATATGATATGGGCACTCGAAGTCTACCGATAATATCGTTTCCCTCATAGCGACGGACTTCAATATTATTGAAAAGAGTGCCGAAATATGCAACATACTTTTTTACTAACCGATGGTACAAATGCTTTCCGAACATTAGAACTGCCCTTCTGAGAATGGATCGCTTTCAGTGAAGTCGATAAAGTTGTTTGCGAAATTTTCTACTTCAAGGTTCATTGCTTGTTCATCAGCATTATCTTGTAACTCTTCCAACTCTACAGTTGGCGATGTGCCGAGACCATCGTTGGACAACATATATGTAATAGTGGTAAACGAACCTGATTTCGTACCATAGACCTGACTGCCTATTGACAGTCCTGGCGTCATAGGAGCGATGACAAGTTTACCAGTGTTAGAATCATGACGCAGAACACGAGCACTTGCAGAACTAGCATTGCTATCGTCAATTCCAAGTAACGTAGTCTCACGGATGATTTCACCACGTTCAAACTGTCCAGAAGCACCACCTTCAACAGAGAGGCAGGTGACTTCAACTGCCATCTGAGAGAGGTTATCTTCGATGCTATCGATCTCAGGAATTCCAGTAATAAATATTTCATTGGAGTACTCCAGTAAGTCGCACGTCAGTACGAACTGGGGCAAGGTACCTCCAGGATAGAAGGGTGATTCGTGTTCAACAAAAGT